ATATTCAACACCATCACGCAGAATAGCTTGAAATTCTTCTTCGTATCTATCCCTGTAAAAATCAATTTGAACTTGGAATGTGTCTTTGCCCTCGCCTGTGTCTGGGTCACGCCATTTAGTCAAAATTGGATAAGCATATTTCCATAAAGTTAAATAAACAACTGATTGTGTCCATTGTGAATTAGTTAACTTGCTATTGGTCATTTCAACAGATGTTATTTTAGTAATATCTTTGTATCTGACTTGATGCCTGTATCTTTCCCACCATTCTTCACGAATACGTCTAAGAACATCATTTTCAGCAAATTGTAATTGATCGCCAAAATCAGTAACCCCAAAACCTAGAATATCTGGTTGTATCTTTTGTAAATCACTATTAGCAACCGCAAATTCAGATGTAGCCATTATTCAACCTTTTTTGTTTTAGGTTGCTCTTTTTCCCATTCAGAATCCTTTTTTACTTCTGCCTTTGGTTCTTCTTTGGGTTTTTCAACTTTAGGTTCTGGCTTTGATTTAGGCTTTGCACTAGGCTCTTTAAAACCTCTTAAATCATAATTAGATTTATTCATTTCATAATCAGCTTTTGATCTAGTAACTATCTTACCATTTCTTTCTAATTTAATCGTGTCCATAAATAATCCTTTAGTTATAGGGGTGGTTTCCCACCCCATAGTTTAGTTGATTATTGGATTGTGGAATCTGCACCAATTTCAATTCCATAGCTGTCTTGAAGTTCTGCAACTCCATAAACTGCTGTTGCGACTATTTCGTCTGCTCTTAAACTAGCATCTCTTTGAACCTCAATTTTAAGGTCTTGCATCATTGCTAATCCTAAAGCATCTCTATGGAACATAGCACCCTTATAATCACCCGCTGTACCTGTATCTGCCATATTAGCAGTTTCAAATACTGGTACACCAAATAAAGTTCCTATAAACCCAGAACGTAATGCTTCATTAGAAATATCAGTATCTAAACCCGCATATGTGTTAGTCATGCCTCTTTTTAGGTCATGTGCTACCATTGGGTGTAGAACTAAAGCTAAATCATTCATTGGAACTGAATTGTTTCTTAGATTTGCGTGTGCCTGTGCGACTGTATCTGCTGTTAATGTTGCACCTGTACCACCAACTGCGACTGAAAACCCATCAAATAACGCTGTTAGGTCTAAATCAATCTTTCTAGCTATAGCTTCTCCAAAAACTCGCCCAATATCTTGAGCAACATTTCTTGATGCTGAATTTCTAGCTAAATCAGTTAATGTTGTCATTAAACCAACTTCTGATGCAGTTATAGTAACTGATGTTGGGTTGATTGCTGTATTTGAAAGGTCTGTTGCTTCACTAACTGCACTTGCTGATACTGTTGGATAAATCGGCACTTCTACTGATTTTCCACCACCGACAATAGTATAGTTTCTAACTAAACCTTTCATTATTGATTGCTCACTAGCTGTGAACATAGCTTCTGCAACGATCTCGGTATATAGTTCCGAAATGGTTGAACTGGTAGTTTCGTTTGCCATTTAAGACTCCTTTAAAAAAAAATAATTATAATTTTGAATTAATCAAATAGGGTTCAGCTTTTCTTTTATTCCTATATAATTTATAGGCTTCTCTGTCCTTTGGATTATTCATATCTAAATCACTCAAGTTTAAAGGCTTATTGAGTTCTTGCCTATCCACATTTGACACCGAACCAGAACCACTAGGGGTGGCACTAACAAAGTGTGGGTTTTGTGTTAAGAACTCTTGTACCAATTCATCTGTACTTAAAAGTTCACCCAATTTATTGTATCTCGCAATTCCATTTTTATCAAGTATTTCTACATTGCCTGTTTCATTTAGCTTAATATTGTCTTTTAAAAGTTCAACAACTTGATCTGGATTAATAGCTTTATTCTTTGATGCTGACGATAATAAGGACTTATTTATCTTAATATCTTTTAGCTGACTTTCTAATTGTGATTTTTCTTTTTGATGCTCTTGGGTTCTTGTTTTAAGTATTTCCTCAAACTCACCCTTTTGAATACGTTGCTTTTCTTCTAAATCTTTTTGTGTTTTTACAGCAGTTACAGCTATATCTAAATCATCAACACCTAGTTTCTTATACATAGAACCTCTTTCTTTGGCTAATCGTCTTTCAACAATATTATTAACCTCATCTTGTGTAAATGTTTGTGTTGGTGTTTCTTGTGCCTGTATTACATCTTCTTTTGTTTCAACAGTTTGTTCTGTTTGATTTTCTTCCATTTAAACCTCCATATTGGTAGTATCTTTATAACAAATTTATTTAAAAAATGCTAGAAGTCTTAATTATCTGGCTCAACCCAATCATAATTACCCTCTTTTTGTGCTATTTCTGGTAATCTTATTTCTAATGCTTCTAATAACCATGCAAATTTATCTTCTTCATTTTCTGTAATATTTTTTTGAATTTCTATAAATTTTTTATAATCATTTAAATTTAAATCTCTTTCTAATCCAATAATATCTTTTGCTTCATTAAATAGTTTGCTCATTTTACTTTCTCATCTAAAAATTTTATAAATCTAGGGTCAACTAATTTTGTTTTACCCGATTCATACAAGGTAAAGTTTTCACAAAACCACTCAAATTTATTATAGTCTGCATATTCGGTTGCACTATTTCCCTTGAACCTACCAACTTTTTTAAGGTCTTGTTCTAATTGTGGAAAATAATAATCTCTAGAATCTGTGTTATATTTATTTTGATGGATATGATGCCCAAACTCATGATAATATGTACTTCTAATTTTATCTAATTTATTTTCAAAATGTGAATCAGCGGTGTATGGTCTATCAAATTTACTATCTCCCATTTTCCATTTAGAAACTTGTTCTCCAGTTCTATCTAAAGTTATATATCTTGGGTTTAAATCAAGAACACCATCACCCATTGAAGCAACAACATTGCCTCTATTAGTAATATTTATACCTCTTAATTTTGGTACATCATATTTTATAGCTAATTCATCTAGTTCTTGCATCATAGCTTCCATAATTCCATAATCTTTTTCAGACCACTTAAATTCTTGTGGCTTACCATTGACTAATCTTTTTTTATTTATGCTATCTTCTATTTTAATATGACCGATATATTTTTCATTCTTTGCTCTAGCATTAATAGAGTTCCTAAATCTAAGTGTTGGTTTTCCGTTTGAATCTTCTTGATACCTTCCATCTTTTGCATTTTCTTTAAATTGTTTACCTAATTTGTTTAAAATAAATGTTTTTGAAACTGGCTTTATATCATCAAGTTTTATTTTATTAGTTAAAGAACTAGAATTTACTACATTTAGTGTTTCATCAAATGCTTCTTCTTCTGTTGGCACTTCATCTACTGTTTCTTCACCCCATGATGGGTCTGTTGGAATCCAAGTATGTCGGCATCTATAACCACCCCTAACAATAAATGGATCGCCTGTACTCTTTCCTTGCCATGCTCTATTGTTCCACATATCCCTAATTTGTTCTTCTGTAAGTGTTCTATTAAGCATATTCTGGCAAAATGGTCGGCTATCCCTTACAAGTGTGCCTGTATATGTGAAATGATTTAATCCAGATGCTTTAGCTTTAGCTACTGTAAATTGTCCATGAAACTGCATTACTGAATCGTGTGCTATCTGACTTGCATAACGTCTTAGGTTGTTTCCCGCCCTATCTGATGCGTACTGGGTATGTAATTTTCTAACTGCATCTTCTACTTGTGCTTTTTTGGCAGTATCAAACTTATTCTCGTTAATAAAATCAACTAATTCATTTATCTCGGTAACATTTGAGGATTTATAAACCCCATTAATATGTGATTTAATATTACTAACCATATCGTTAAAAGGTCTACCCGCTATTGTACTTTGGTAAACTTCATCATTAATAACTTTTAAAAATCTTTCAGCTATATCTTCAAACCCGCTAAATGATTGTGTTTTCAAGGCATTTATTGTGGATAGGTCAATATCTGTTAGGTTCTTGAACTTATTAGGAATAGGCATTTTCCCAAAAGTATCTAAAACTTCTTTTGCTATTTTATTATAATCATCATTAATTAGTAGATCAGCTTCATTTAAAAATGTACTTTCAATTATTGATCTTAGTCTGGGTTGTAATTGAATAGCTAATCTTTGTGATACTAATTGACCTTTTGTGGCTCTAGTAACTTCATTAATAACATCATTCTCTAGCTGGTATAAAACATTAATTATACGTTCTTCATGCTGATCTGCTAATTTTTCTAAAATTCTCGACATATTTTATAATGGAAAGTCTTTTTTCCATGCCCTAATAGACCAATAAGCTGGTGAAAGTGTTTTTTGTCCTTTTACTTCTTTTAGAACTCCACCCATTCTAGCTAAAAAACTCTTTTGTCTTGCGGGTATGTTTTTCTTTATAGACATTCCTCTAGCACCAAAAGTAACCTTTTTAATATTACCATTTGATTTGTTTTTGACATAAACTCCAAACTTTTTTCTTTTAGATTCGCTTGTGGATAATCTAAATGGTTTGTTTAGCTTAACATCTTTGCCTCTATAAACTGCCATACACTTTTTTCATCTAACCTTTCATTTACTATTGCTCTACAAACTGGGCATTGATAAACGTCTTTTAGTTTCTCTATGAGATACACCTTACAAACCACACATATTTTTTTAGGCTTTTCCATAACATACGCATTATTTTCTTTTTCTTTTACTGGCTCTTGAAATTATATCTTTATCAAAAGAACCAGACCTACCTCTACTAATTAGCTTGTTAACTCTAGCCATTGCCCATGCTGACATTGGTATTCTTGGTCTTGAACCACTAGATAGAAAAGCACCTTGACCCCTACGAAAACTAGCCTTTAAATCAGCTAAATTAAAAAGTTTAGATTTTTTAGCTTTTGCTCTTAATGTTGAAAGAGTTCTAGCTGATAATGGTTTTCTTTTAATTGCCATTATGCCCTATTCCTTCTTTTTAATAATGATAAAGGTATTCTAGCACCCGCTTTGTATAACTTGCTTATTTGTTTCAATAAGTTTGCCCTAGAACTTCTTTCAGAACCTTTTAAACCAGATAAATATTTTTTAGGTATTTTGGTTTTTTTATCTTTAGGAACTTTCTTCTTCGCCAACTATTTGTCCTTCCACTTCTGTTGTTTGGAATTGTCCTCTAACTGTTCTAACAGCATCTATTTCATCATTAATAGTTTTCATTGTTTCGTTATCGTCTATTACTGCTTCTGCTATTTGTTTGTCTATTTCCTTGTTAAAAGTTTCGGATTTAATGCCACTAGCTTTAGCCATTTGTAAATATTGTAGATCGTTTGCCCAATCTCTAATATCAAATGTATCTGGATAGTTTATAGAACCATCAAACTGTTTATCTTGCCACATAGCAAATAATCCCCATATTTGTTCTTCGGCATTTTCTAAATAATCTGCTTTTTCTGATAATCTCGCATTTAATAATTGAAATTCAGTTTGTAATGCAATTCCACTAGCTATTTGTGAACCTGTTGCCCTAACTGAACCCATGTGGGTTATCCTATCAATAGCATCAACTTTGTTTTGTATACACTTCATTATTCCATCTAAGTTTTGACCGCTAGGTTGGATTATGTAAGGCTTTAATGCACTATCTAAATCTTCTGGTATTTCTATTATTGCACCCGCACCCGCACTAGCTTCAACATTAGGGGTTTTAACTAAACTTGGGTGATTTGCTAATCTGATTAACTGTTCTTTTTCAGAATAATCATTATAAATAGATTGCTGTAAATAAGCTACGTCTGCTAAATCACTTATTCCTATTGGTCTTTTACCACCTCTAAGATTATAAACATTTACAGCGGGTATCTTGCCTATTGGATTAGGTATTTCTTCAATTAGTCTTGCATCACCTTCTTTGTATTCTTCTTGATAATCTTCAACTTCATATGTGTTTATAGTTTCTTCTGTGAATACTTTAATGATTGCTCTTTCAGTATTTATATCTTCTACAACCATTAACATATCTAAATAGAACCTACCACTTGCAGACCTAGCATAGTTCCAGTTAACAACATTTTCTGGGGTATATATTGAAACATAAGGTCTTATATCTTGTGCTAGTTCTTCTGCTCTTGTATTTGCGTTTGATTGTGGCTTATCAACTATTACCCAACAATTACCATAAATACTAGCGTTCATCTGAACCTCACGCATTATAGTATTAAATGACCTACCATCTAAATCTGCGTCTGCTAAGAATGAACTTAATTGTTGGTCTCCATCTAAAGAACCATAATTTCTAGTTGGTGGTACTCTCCATAAGAAACTTGTATATATTTGAACAACGTTTTTACAATGGTTATCAACTGGGGTATGTCTAATTCTAGCATCATAATCTTCTGGTGATTCTAAAACATACCTATGAAGATAATAACCATTTTTATAATCATTACCCCCTAAATAACTTCGGATATAAAACTCCCAGTTAGATATATTTTTATCCCACAATTCATGTTTGCTAGTAAGTGTTTCCCTGTTCATCAACTCCACCTTTTAGGTTGGCTTGGTGCAAAATTCCTTTTTAGCGGGTAAAGATATTCTATTAAATAACCTAGAGCATCATTCATGTGATCGTAACCGCTGTCCTTTTCGGGAATATGTGTACCTTCCTTATAAATCTGTCTTTCTATGCTTTTGATCGCATTTTTACAGAATTTCACAATAAATAAGCTATTTTTTCCATTTACGTTTTTTAGCTTTGAATTTACTGCGTTTATCCTATCCCTTACTAAAGGTGCTGTACTTCTACATCTTACATCAAAACCATTATTTTTCAATATAGATAAATCAGTTAATCCACCCGCAGAAGTTTTTCTTTGTCTAGCTGATGGGTCTGGGTAAACAACTATCTGTTTATTTTTATATCTGGTTTTAATCTCATCACACATTTCATTAGTATTACTGCTATATATTTGTATCTCATCTATAACAATAATTCTATCATTTTCTATAATACAAACTACAGCACTCATAGGGTCTACGTTAAAGTCTAAACCAATATGTAATACTGGACTATCTTTAGTATATTTTTCAATAATGTTTTTATCTCTACTAAAGTTGTAATAAATCATTCCAGAATAGTTAACAAATGTGGCTTCGTATTCCTGTTGAAATGTCCTCAAGTCTAAATCCTGTTTAGCTTGTTCTATTTCATCTTGTGTAACCTGTTCACCTTCTAGGGTCGTATATTGAAAACTTTTCCAATCATTATTGGTTTCGCCCATCTTATATAAATCATATGACCAGTTTCCAAAACCTCTAGGACTACCACAGAATAACGCATGACCTTTTGTGTCTGACAATGTAGGTCTTAGAACCTCATACCAAGCCTCTTTACTTACGTCTGCGAACTCATCAATACATAAAAAGTTTAAACCAACACCCCTAAGAGATTGTTCATTGTCTGAACCTCTAAGTGTTATCTGGCTATTATTTTTGAGTGTAATAGTTAAATCACTATGGTTTATAGTCTTAACCCATTTGTGATAAATCATTTTTTCTTTTAATACATTCCAACATATAGCTTTGGCTTGTCTATAACTGGGTGCAACATACCAAACTTTTTTATTAGGTTGACTAGCAAACTTAGCTAATTCATTTACAGCTAAATATGTTTTCCCAAATCTTCGCCCAGTAATTAAAACTCTAAATCTTGCATCATTATTTATTACGTTTCTTTGTGGGTTTGTTAATGGCATTAATCAGCAGACCAGACTAATGGTTCATCTAATTCTGTTTGTTCTATCTTATCTTGTTGACCTAGCATATTTTTACCTAGAAAGATTAGCATAGTTACATTACCGCTTTCACACGCTTTCCATTGTAACTGCCTTAACCTCATTTTTTGTTTTGCCCTACCTTTTATCAGAAATTCCGAATAACTCTTTTCTAAAAGGTCTGGTGAACAACCAAAGAAATCACCTATTTCTTTATTGGTACAACCTAATTTTGCTAATTTAAAAACTTCTTTAGTATCTATTAAATACTTTTTTGGTCTTGCCATTCCTATTTACCCCATAGTTAGGTAATTAAGATTTATCTAAGTTTTTTCTAAAAATCTACTAAATATTATTATTATTACTAAATTCAGCTTGATTTAAGAGCCATAGAGAGGGGGTAAACAATGTCTATGGTATGATTACACCCCTGTTATTCTAAACTTTCTACAAACTTTGCGTTAGCATAATCATAGTTTTTATTTTTGGCGGTCATTCCAGATGGTTGTACCTCATCTTTTTTGTCTTGATGAAACTTAACCCCCAAATAATAGTCCATGTAATCATTCTTTTTAACTTTGCCTATTCTATCTAGTTCAGCAAGTTCATCTGATACATCAACAAATCTTTCTGTTTCTTTGTATTTTTTTTTGTAGTTTTGTTCCTTTATTTCTCTAAAAACTTCTTTTAATCCATAGTAACTATTCTTAACACTACTTTTGCTATACATTATTATCTCCAATTTTATATTCTTTTATTAATTCTAGCAATTTTAAACCATCATCAAAACCTTTTTTATAATATGCTGATGAAGTATTTCTAGGGTCTGGCTTTTGGTTTAATATTCCATCAAATATGCCATCTTTATAAAAAGTTAAATATGTTGCCCTTTTCTTTTCTAAAGGTTTTCTAATATCTATTACATTCATACTAATCTCCAAAAAATTCTAATTGTTCTTTATCATTAACTATTATGTTTTTATTGTTGCTATTTATTAACTTATAAACATCTTTTTCAGTTAGTTCTCTTGCCCTAAGTGTTTGATATAGCTTATTATTTATGCTTTTAAGGTCTGACATAAGAGTTTCATAAACATTATCTGCTTGTTCTTGTTGCTCTAATGTCAAACCATTATCTAAAAACATTATTTTTTTCTAGCTTCTTTTAACATTTGTAAGCATTGTTGCCTGTTAAAATTATACCTATTAATAAGATATTTATGTAGTTTTTTTATGTTTGTTTTTGCCCTTATACATAGTTGATAACCATAATAAAATCGTTGAATATCCCTTTTAATATACGCATCACCTATACATTGGAAAACTGTATTATAACCTTTAATTAAACTCATCATTATACCCAACTCCCCATATCTAAGTAATCTACAGCTTGTTCTTTACTAAAATGACCCTCATTAATCGCCCTTAGAACGTCATATGAGTGCTGTTTTGCGTATTTGTGTATAAATGCACTACCCTGTTTCTTTTGCACCGCATCTACAAACATTTTTAAACGCATTTCATATTGCTCTACTTTTTCAGTACTTTTCTTTTTTGGGTTTTCATCTAGATACTTTTTAGCTGATAACCAGAAAGCGGGTTGTTTAACAAATTGCTTATCCTCAACAGAATTATAATAATCATTATACATATTAGCTAAAGTATCTGGTGATTCAATCCATTCTTCTTCTAACTTCATATAATTTTTTTCTGCTATTCCCTTACTAACTTTATTAGAAACTTTTTCCCAAAATTTTAAAAAATGGGAACTATAATTATTTTTGGTTTTGGTTATGGTAGGGGTAGTGGTAGGGGTAGGGGGGTTTTGGCTAGGTTTTTTTGGTCTACCGCCTAGCTTTCCATTGATTTTTGATGCTTCAATTCTCTTATTTATATATAAATATTCCTGTAATTGTCGTTCATTTTGATAGTGTTCATTAACCAAAATAAAAAATTGGTTTATTACTTTATCACAACTTTGCTTTTCATTGTGAGTATGGCAACTAGCTATCCTGTAATAAGTTATATTATCACTAGGTACTCCAGAACATCTTTTATTCCAGTTATAACAAAGTAACCTAATATATATCCCTATTTCTTCGTTTGTTAAGGCTTGAGTACCCGCAACAAAATCTTCTGTGAAAAGATACCACGCTTTTAATTTGTCTTTAGGCTTTGAATTTTCGTCTATAATCATACTGATCTCCATTTTTAGTTTAGTGTAATCCCTCTAAGCAAAAACCTAAAGGGATTTTTTGGTTAATATCCCCAGACTTCCTTTCTTGCATTTAAAACTGTTTGTTCTTTCCATATCCAATTATCTGGATTAGGTATCAAAGAGTTTTTAACGTCATCTGGTGAATTAACAGTTTTTAAGTAATTACCCATAACCTTAACAATATGTTCACATATCTTAAAAGGCATTGAATAATCATCTAATGTCATAGCAATATATTCAGCATCTTTTGTTTTAGTAGGGTTTTTTAAATACCATAATATTTGTTTTGCATTTGTTGCCTTTTGATAAATAGCTTGTTGCATAGCATGGGAAATACTTATCTTTTGCGGTAAAAGTTTAGATGTTTTCAAATCAATAAAAAAATCTTCTTTGGTGTTTTTATCCTCAAAATGAAAATCGGTATAACCAATAAAGGGAATACCATCTATTTCAACTTCTACCTTTTTTTGATAGTTCAACAATGTCCACCTATAAGCATATTCTTGAAATGTCTTAGTACCTAATTCTAACAATGGTACAAGATTATTTCTTTCATCATCTACTTTTGGGTCTGTTATTCTTGAACAATTAGCATCATATTCAGCTATCATCTTTTCTGATGCTTCCTCAATAGACATTCCATGTAGAAACATATTGATACCAGATTCAACAACTTGACCCCTAATAGCGGGTGCAGATGTTGGAAACTCATAACCAAATATTCTCCTTAATGCCCATCTTTCACGATAAAAAGCAAACTCATTAAGATGACTAAATGACAATGGAAGTAAACCCTTCCCATAATCATCAAACTTTTTAAAATGCTCTATCATATCTTATCCACCCATTCTTTTAGGTGTTTTTTATTGATAAGAATTTGTTGTTTTAAATCAAATGCTTGATCGTGAACATTACTGGTTCTACCAAATTTTATAATATATTCATCAATGGCATATACAAGTTTGTCCATAACGCAAATATCATTTAAATGTTTAGTAATTGCAGATTGTTTTTCATTGTCTTGATCTGCTTCTATTTGGCTAAGTTCTTCTTCAAGATTATACTTATCTGACATTAATCTTTCTCCCTTAACAATGCGGTATTAATCAAATTGTATTCAGCGAAAGTTTTGCCATTTTCAGTAATATGATTAGTTATTATGTTATGACCTTTTTCTCTTAATTGATAAATCCTAGCACTTAATCTGGTTATTCTATATTCCTGTATAGCTTCCCATGAAGTAATATATTTATGTTTTTTAAGATGATTTAATATTTGTGCTTCTTGTGTATTTGACATGATAATCCTTTCTATAAATTATGTTTTGCCATTTCCCTTTCATTGACCACCTTAGTTCTTAGGTCATCACGAAAGGCTTTAAAGGACTCAAATCTAATTTTAGACTGATTCCTTTTTTTAAGGGTCATTTCGTATCTATCAAAATAATCCTTAAACTTTGTGTCCGAATAAATTAAACCATTCAATTCGGTCATATTTTTATATCCACCTTTTCTAGAATAATAAACTGTTAATTCTGCAACAATCATTTTTTCTTCTTTTTTCATTAATTCAACAGCAGTATCTAGATCAGCAAATGTAATACCTAATTCTTCTTGTTGGTATGATAGCTTGTTAGGCTCAAATTCTATTAAATAAATATCACTCATTTTCATCACTTATGCTAATTACTTCTAGTTCATCATGTAGGGTTATATAATCCCGCTTTCTTGCGATATTCTTCCATCTTTTTTCAGCATCTTCATAACTTTTAGCTGATATATTTACGTTGTAATATTTTGTTTCCTTACAATGGATAACAAACTTTTTTAAAGACATTTCATTTTTTATCATTGTATAAATTTTCCCACTCTTTTTCAGAAATTTTTCTATTTAATATTAACTTCCATTGTTCATTTATAGATTTGTCTTTATGTGCTAAATCATGACAAGACCTACAAACTGGAAATAAATTATCAATTCTATTTAAGCGGTTGTTTTTAACCCCGCCCATGCCTTTAGGTATCAAATGGTGTATATCTACCGCCTGTTGCCTAAAGCACCCCCAACAGATAGGAATATCACTTTCATGATACCCCCAAAAGTCGGCAAATAGTTTTTTATAATTTTTTAAGGTTTTCATTAAATGCCCTCACAGCATTAGTTGTAAGTTCCCCAATATCTTGTACTGAAAAATGTCCAGAACCCATTGACCTACCAACAACCCCAGTAACAAAAATATCTAGTCTTTGGGTATCGCTTTTACTAAAACCATTATTTTGTTGTGGTGGTTGTGGTGCAGTTAATGCTTGAGCCGTT